CTAGGCACAGATGCAGCGTTGGCTAGGATGATGGAGCTTCAGCCGCCGGTCATCTCAAAGATGCGGCACGGCAAGATGTCCCTGACGCCCAACTTCATCCTGAAGGTACACGACACGTTTGACATCCCTATCAAAGAGATCAAGAAGATAGCTGATGTCCGCTAAGTCACCGACGCAGCGCAGTCTTGAGCATCTGCGGGAGCTGGGCTATCACTGCGAAGTGGTGGAGAAGTGGAACCCGTGGAAGCGTGTACGTCAGGATCTCTGGGGATGGTGTGACATCTTGGCTATCCGCAGGGATGAAGTGCTAGCCGTGCAGGTAACGGCGGCTGGCGTGGCGGCCAGGATCAAGAAGATCCAGGAGTCGGACACCATCGCCCGTGTCAGAGAAGCAGGCATCAGAGTGGAAGTGCATGGCTGGACTAAGCGGGCAAGCGGTAAGTACGTGCTGCGAGTGGAGGATATAAGTTGATGGAAACGATCCAGTTTGAGTCGGTCAAGGTTGGCATGAAGCAGGACAACTCCGGCTACATCCTGACGCTGCGTTGACAAAGTACCGTTCGTGTAGCATGATGAAGTCTCGTTAAGGAGGCTCTATGAAATGCTACATCTGCGGTGACAAAACCATCTCTTTACATGGAAGAAAAAACGTTTGTGAAAAACACAAAAGGTTTTTGCAAATGCAAAGCTCAGCAAAGCACGACAAGAAATATGCGCCATCGCTTTATGAGATTGAACGCCTAGTCCCCAAAGACATGGTTTGCCCAGATTGTGGAAAACAAATGCACTGGATAGACAATTCAAATAGATCAGCATCAGCAGTTCTTCAGCATTACCGCGATGGATCGCTTGGTATCGTTTGCCATGCTTGTAACACCAAACACGGAATGATGCCGGGAGATTCTTATAGAGATGTTCCTGTTGGTTACAAATTGTGCAGGTCATGCAAAACAATTAAGCCGTTAGATATGTTCTACAAACGGTCTGATTCAAAAATTCAGTATCCGATGAGCAAATGCAAAGTTTGTAATCTTGAGGCGCACCAAGAGTGGAGGAGAAAAAATCCAGAAAAATACAAAGCAACAAACAAGAAGCACAACGACAGAAGGAAAGCGAATGTCACATCCACAGTTTGAGTGCGTAAAGGTTTCGCTGAAACAAGATAACAGCGGATACATCTTGACCCTCAGAGTACATCCAGACGAGTTAGACGAACAGATTTTGCGCGACTTTGTCGGCAGCCGGTACATGACTGTCATGGTCAGGCTGAACGAAGAAGAGCGCCCGATGAACAGGGAGGCGGAGCTGGCCAAGGACATGGTGCGTGTGTCTGGAATGCTGTGCCGAGATCCTGACTTCTGGCAGTTCTTGCAGGAGTCTGGGGAGATCATTGAGAAATCAGATAAGGAAGCAACAGAATGGTTAAAGAGATACCTGAAGGTGGAAAGCCGCGCCGACATTTCAAAAAGCCAGGAGGCGGTGGAGAAGATGCTGGGGATAAAGCGAGAGTTCGCATCTTGGAAAGCTCGAGAATGATTCCTTACTCCGTCTACCTGACGGAAGAGACTCACGCCGCGCTGAAGGAGAAAGCCCGCAGCAGGCAGGCCAGCAAGATCGTGCGGGATGCCATCACTATGATCTTAGAAGGTGGAGATCAGTACGCTAGCGGCTACAAGCAAGCGCTGCGGGACGTGATGGATTTGATCCACAAGGATGATCTAGCGGGCAAGATCGCCGTAGACGACCGCAGGATTGCAGATCATCTCATCGACCAGATAGAGGGGTTGATTGATGACCAGAGATGACATTGTTAAATGGGCGGCAGAAACCGGATTGGGATCGACACAATACATTTCTGAGAGCCAATGGAGAAGCCTCCATGCGTTTGCTGAACTAGCTGCGGCCTATGAGCGAGAGGAATGCGCCAAAGTGTGTGATGCGCGTGATGCTCTCTACTGTGCGTTTGCTATCCGCGAAAGGGGTGCGCCATGATCACACTAACCCGCGAGGAAGCGCAGCAGGTGCTGGATGCGTTGCAATGCGCTACACCGCCGACGTTCAGCGCAAAGATAGTAGAGGATTGGCAGAATGCAGTCGAATTTCTCCGCGCCCGACTTGCGCAGCCTGAACGCGAATGGCAGGGGCTAACGGCAAAAGACTTGGCTGAAATACCACCGAGTTGTTACGAAGGCGCTATCTGGGCAGATGCTAGGTTGAAGGAGAAGAACACATGAAAACTAAACAAGAAATCAAAGACGAAATCATTGAACTGTATGGTGCTACTCAAGCCTTGAGCGATGCAATGAACATACTTCACGCGCAGCGCATGGAGAAGAGCAAAGCAATGATGGCCTTAAATCAGATGCTAAAAGACATGGATGATGACGAGGAGGAAAACACATGAGCGAGTGCCCGCATGGTTTGTTCGACGTATGCTGTACTAACTACGAAAAATGCACACTTGGGCCGCCCAAGCGCGAATGGCAGGGGCTGACGGATGAGGAAAGAGAAGAGGCTACTGGCTGGTCTGTTGAGCATATTGAAGCCAAGCTGAAGGAGAAGAACGGATGAAAGCATTTCCAATAACCAATGAGGTTGACTACAACAACGGCATGGACTTGCGGGATTACTTCGCAGCGAAGGCGATGCCGTTAGCGATGAAGTGGGTAGAACATAACTACAGCCAAGTATTGCATGGCAATGACTGGATGTGGGATGAGAAAGGGGATGAGGAAGAAGATGAGGACGATGCAACAGAAATTGCAGGCATTGCTTACCATATAGCAGATGCCATGATGAAGGCGAGATCAAATGATTGATGGCAAGCCCACCATCATGATTGGCACACCTGCCTACGGCGGTGCCATGTTCATGGAGTACGTCGACAGCCTAGTTCGGAACCTGTCTTTCCTAGAGCGGGAAGGGATAAAGACGCGCTGGCAGTTCATGAACAAAGAGGCGCTGATCACCCGCGCGCGCAACGAGATCGCCCGATACTTCTTGGATGAGACACAGGATGACTACCTGATGTTCATAGATGCCGATATCTGGTTTCCCACCGACGGTATCTACCGGCTGCTCCAGCACAAGAAGGATGTGGTCTGCGGTATCTACCCGAAGAAGTTTCTATTCTGGGATCGTATCCGCAAGGCCGCGCTGCGCGGGGAGAAGGACATCGACAAGTTCGGCTGCTCGTATGTGTTGAACGCGGTGAACGATCACGGCGACCCAGACAAGGTGCCGCTGGACGAGGACGGGCTGGTAGAAGTCCTGCACGGCGGCACAGGATTCATGATGATCCACAGGAATGTACTGAAGGCGATGCGGTTCAAGGTACCCACCTACCGCACCAGCCTGATCCAAGATAATGGCCAGTTCTTAGCCCCGCTCACGCGAGAGTTCTTCGGCACCAGCATCACCGAACTCGGATTGCTGTTGTCAGAAGACTATCACTTCTGTGAGTTGTGGAAGAAGGAGGGTGGCAAAATATACGCCGACCCCACCATTGAGTTACGCCACGTAGGCCAGCATGTCTACGCGGGTGATCTCATGCGGGCAGGCAGAAACAATACTTAGGAGGCAACATGCTAAGAGATGGACAGTTCATCAAAGAAGATCCGCCCAAGATTGGCGCTCACTACGTACCCAAGTTCTACCAGTCGGTTGGTGATGGCAACAACGTGATTGAAGAAGAGAGCCGCTTCGGTGCTTTCATGCGTAAGAACATCTCGCCGTTCGATGTTGGCGCCTGCATGGTGCTGATCTACGTGGCCATCGCGGTTGTGATCACGATGGTGCGGGGGTTTTTCAACCTGATCTTTGGATGAGCCGGAGACTATTCCAGATGGCAAATGAAGCAGCAGAAGGCGAGGACCTGATCTACGCACCAGATGCTGCGGCGATGGCGTGGATGCGCAAGTTCTCAAAGATGGTCACCCTGGCAGAACGTGAGCGCTGCGCCACGCTGGTGGAGAAGATGGGCATGGAAGGCTACGGCACGTTGGCTATCGCAGCAGCTATCAGGAAGGAAGAGGAATGAAGGTTGCTATCCAGAACCACTACGAGTTCATCACCCGTGACGGATACCTGTTCAAGAATGAGAACAGCGACATCGGCCACAACCTGCTGCGGCCGTGGATGGAGTTGTACAACCTGTGCCGGGTGACGATAGAAATGCAAAGCATATGCCGGACAAACGGCATCGAGCTGTACACACTGGATCAGGTAGACCCCAAGGAGCTGGACTTGGTCATCTACATGGATCGGCCACGAGTAGAGCCAGAGATCGGCAACGCCCGCAAGATCCTGATCCTCTACGAGCCAGACATCATCCTGCCTGACAACTGGGACACCGCGTACCACGATCAGTTCACAAAGGTGCTGACATGGGATGACCGGCTAGCAGGCAAGGGCATCTACGAGAAGCACAACTTCACCGTGGACTGGGAGAGCAGGCAGCGTTGCCATATCAGCCACAGCGAGTTCGAGCGCCGCAAGCTAATTGCCATGATCCAAACGGCTAAGAACATGCAGCATCCCAACAGTCTGTACCCGAAACGGATCGATGCAATATTTTGGTTCCAGCGTAACGCCATGTTCGACTTTGACCTGTACGGCAAGGGCTGGGATATCAAGACTTTCTTCTGCGCCAAAGGATCAACCAACAACAAGATCCAGACGTACAACAATTACCGCTTCGCCCTGACTTTCGAGAACTGCGACCACGCCGTCGGGTACATCAGCGAGAAGATCTTGGACGCCTTCATGGCCGGTGTCGTGCCGGTCTACTGGGGCGCACCCAACGTGGCCGACCACATCCCGCGCGAGTGCTTCATCGACATGCGGGACTTTGGTGACTGGGAAGACTTGTACAACTACCTGTCTGGCATCAGTTACGAACGGTACATGGAATATCTGGAAGCCATCGACGCGTTCATCCGGTCAGAAGCGGCTATCCAATTTAGCAACGAACACGAAGTCAAACAGCTGTACAGATTAATAGAAGAACACAAATAGGAGAGTGATATGGAAGATATGCCAGATCATGTTAAGCAATTTGTCATGAAAGACAACGTTGTTGTTGAAGGCATTGATGCCAATTACGTCTGGTATAACGCCAGCCTTTTGAGGGGGAAGATGAGTTCTTGGGCAACGGACTTTGAGAAGGTAGTCAGCGTGATGGAGGCTAGGCACAAGGAACACATCAAGATGCTGCAAGACTTGATGGACGAGAACACAGAACTGAAAAAGAAATCTT